GCTGATGCGCTTGGCCGGGTCGGACACGCCTGCGCTGATCTCCAGCGCGGCAGCGGTGTCCGCCACGTAGATGCAGACCTGTCCGGGGAGGATCGGCACCTGATCGGCGACGACGGCGGCAGCGCCTGCGGTGAGGGCCACGCCCTTCTCCAGACGCTGCGCGAACATGGACCCGCCCAGCGACACCTCGGAGCGCGAGATATCCAGATCGAAGTCCGTGAACAGGGCGTGCGCGGCGCGGTCGGCGATGGTGGAGTCGCCTTCCTCCAGCGTGTAGGTCTGGGGGGTGTCCACGCCTGCGGAGACCGGGCTGAATACCCAGCGGTACGCGCCCGTGGGGGTCGCGGCGTCCATGATCTGCGAGACCACGGCCTGCCCCAGCACGCTGGAGAGCGGGTAGACGATCTCGTCGTAGGTGGCGGCACCCTCGATATCGCCCTCGACCCATTCCTTGTTCACGTTCACGAGGGTGGGGTACTTGTAGCCCTTGGGTCGGAACGCCTCGGACTCGACGCTGGGGTTCAGGGCGATGCCCATGGAGCCCAGTTTCTTGTTCGCCGGAACGGCGGTGCCGGGGGTGACTTCCTTGCCGATCTGCGTCACCTGTGTGGCGGTTGCGCGTGCCATGTCTGTGGCCTCTCCTAGTTGATCTCGACCATGAGCCGATGCCCAAGGTGACGGTACTCGATGCCTGCGCCCTGCTCTGGGTACTGAATGCCCCCTGTGCGGCGAGCAGAGAGCATCACCCCGCCGTCTGCGACGGGGACGTTGGAGTGCCCATGGACGGCCGCGTAGGCCGCTCGGGCGAGTGGTGCCATCCGGTCGTAGCCTCGGGCCTTGTCCACGGCCTTGACGATCATGGGGACCGACGACATGATGCGCGCCTCGTCCCCGACCGCGAGAGTGTCCAGCGACTCGGCCACGGAGTAGGTCAGGAACGGGTAGGGCGTGCCGGAGGGCGCGGGCTCGGGCCAAACGCGGTCCTCCACGTCCCCCAGAGCGACCGGGTGGCCCTCTATGGCCGCCAGCGCGTCTGCGACCGCCTGCGAGCCTGTGAGGGCCGCGTAGACCCACTCCATGGCCTGAACGGCCTCGTCCCCGTACCTGCTCATGCCACGATCCCCTTCATTGCCTGCCTGAATGCCCGCCCCACCTGATTGATGGCCGGGGTGAGGAAGGGCTGGGCCGCCATGTGGCGGGTGCCCATTTCCACGTAGATGCCGTATTCAGCGCCCACGGTCACCCGCCAGTGGGTGGGGCTGATCTTGGTCGCCTGAATGGACGCTCGGAGGGTGCCGGTGTCCACTGGGGCGCGAGCCTTGGCCCCGGCCTCAATGTCCAGCGCGGCCTTGGCCACGTACTGGGCGGCACGGGGCTCCATGCCAGCGATGATCTTGGGGAAGTCGTTGGAGATCACCCGCCACTTCACGTCCGTGCCGCTGGCCACGGGTCACCTCGCCGGTCGGACGCTGCGGTTCAGCCAGACGATCTGCGCGGTGGCCCACTGGTCGGGCGTGCCATCGGTCACGACCTGATAGACCTCGGTCGGCGACACGGTGAGCCGATCACCTGAACGAACGTCATGCACGAGGTCCATGGACGCCTTGGCCAGCCCCTCCAGCCCGTACTGCGCGGCCAGAGCCTCCGGCACCTTGTCCTTGCTGCTGCTGATCCGCACGTCCAGCGGCTGTTCCTCGCCCCACGTGTCCACGGACCCTCCACTGGGAGAGCGCGAGGACTCGCGGCGCGACAGGGTGGCCTCGGTGGGGCGGTGCTCGGCCTGCGTCTCGCGCATGTAGGCCAGTTCCTCAGCGGAGAGCCCTACACCCATGGCTTGCCCGTCCCTTCCTGCGGCCCATTCTCGGCGAGCCAGCGCTGGAGCGGGGCCCAGCGGGAATCGAACGCGGCCTTGGCCACAGGGTCGCCAGACAGGGAGGCGCGACGGGCTCGGTCGTTCCGGGCCCGCTGCGCCTGCTGCGCCTCGTAGGCGGCCAGCCGATCTTCCTCTACACCCATAGCCGATCCGCCCGGTAGTCGGTGGTCCCGCCGTCAAGGTAGAGCGAGCCCCGGTCCATGGAGGCGTAGCGCTGCTCCATTTCGAGACACTTGGCCATCACGTCGCCCTTGCTGTAGGAGGCGTCGTCGGCGCTGAAATTGAAGTCCCCAGCGACGGCCGCGCCCTTCATGCGCCAGCCCTCAGCGGCAGCCGCATTCAGCGCCCACGTCTCGGTCCAGCCGTCGTCGTCGGGACGGAGCCCTGCGGTGTCGGCGATCCTGAACCGAAGCAGCAGAGCGTCCACCACGTCGTCGGGCAGGACGGGACGCGCACTCGCGCCACCCAGATACGCGATCAGGGTGGCGCGAGCGGCGTCAGAGGCGGCGGACACGTCAGCCCTTCAGGCGCTCGATGGCCTCGGAGTCGTCCACGTGGGGACGCGGGTCCGGGGCCGGGACGGAGCCGTCAAGGATGCCGGGGCTCTGCTGAGAGAGACCCTTGTCGGCCTTGCCGGTGCGCTCCCGCTCGGGCGAGGTTCCCCAGTAGCCGGGGCCCTCGTCGGGGGTGGCCGCTGCTGCGGCCTCTGCGAACGTCTGGCCCTTGGTGGTGGTGTCACCCTCACCCTCGGGCGTTGCGTCCGCCTGCGTGGCGTGTGGGCCCTCCACGATGCCCTTGCGGGCCTGTCCCTCGGCCTCGGCGGCAAGGATGGCCTCGCGCTCGTCCGGGTGGGACTCGATGTAGGCGTTCACGTCGTCGTTGGTGCCGCTCAGCACCTCGGTGTAGTCAGTGGCCATGATCCTTGCCCTTCAGTTCAGCGGAATGGTGGTGCGGTGGTGGTGCCAGTGCTGAGTAGCCCGGCCGGGCCCCGACCCAATGCCGGGCTACTCAGCGGTCTGTCAGGCGAGCCCAGCGGTCTCCAGCACGGCGGCCGGGTAGCGCTGCGCCTCGACCTGCGCGGCGTAGTTGATCGTGTTCGCCACCTGCCAGCCAGCGCGGAAGGTCACGCGAAGCGCGATCATGTCCTGCTGCATGAGGTTGTAGACGATGGCCCCGGTGCCGTCCTGAACGACGCCCTCGCGGAACACCTCGTAGGTCACGTCCTTGCGGAGCGCGAGGACGAACTGGCGCTTCCAGTCGCCCACGAGACCCAGCACGCCCTCCACGTCGCCAGCAGCCGCCTGCGGCCACAGACCGTCCATGGTGTACGAGATCGGCAGACCGTCCAGTTCGCCGAAGTCGTTGCTCACGCGGTCGCGGTCGATGCGGTCGCCCTGCGAGTTGCGAGCGCGGCGGAACTTGGACTTGGCCTTGCGGTCCATGACCCAGCCGTCCGGGCTGAACCCGTCGTCCTCGACGGAGCCCAGCGCCTCGTCAAGGTCGCCGAAGAATCCACCCTCGGCCACGGTGGCGGTGCCGACCTCGGCCACGTTGCCAGCCGCGAGGGCAGCCGCGTGGACGTTCGTCGGGAAGGACGCCGGAGCGTTCAGCCCGAAGAAAATGGCGGCGTCAAGCGCCCGGTCGATGGCCTCGCCGACCTTGGGGCGAGCCTCGGCCCAAATGTCGAAGTCCGAGTCGTCCACGACGTTCTGGGGGACCGGCACGATCACGGCCAGTTCCTCGATCGTCACGAACTTGTTGGTCCACGCCATCTCACTGGTCTGCTTCAGACCCGTGTCGCCGTTGACCCAGTAGGCCATCGGCAGGGCGGACAGGACGGGGAAGCGCTGGGACGCCTTGCCCACCCTGATCTCGCGGAAGAAACGCCGGGCGGCGGACTCGTTGGTGAGTCCGTCCATCACAACGTCGATGGTTTCCTCGCGTGCGGGAACGTCGCCCCGAGCGATGATGTTGTTGTAGGCCATGGCCTTGGTGCCTTTCGTTCAGAGCGGTAGGGCCCGGTGGAGTTACCGGCGTCCCCTGATCCAGTCGTTCATGGAGCCTGCGGTGGCCCCTGAGCCGTCACCCCCACCGGCTGCGGCGTCTGCCCCAGCGGTGCGGCTGAATGCCCACGGGTACTGCTGCTTGGCCGATGCCAGCAGGGCTTCCAGATTGGTCGCCTTGCCGGTGTCGTCCATTTCGATCTTGTCCGACCCGCCCATGAGGGCGAGCAGAGCCTGCGGGTCAAGCGCCTTGGCCTCGGTTGCCGCCGTCGTCCACTGGCCTCCCAGTTTCAGCGTGCGGTTCTCGGCCTCCAGCGCGGCGACCCTCTGCTGATGCTCCTGAGCCTCACGCTCTGCCTTCTGCTCGGCCGTCTCACCAGCACGCTGGTACTCGGTGACCTTGCTGGCCAGATCGTTCTTCTCGGTGCGGAATCGCGCTGCCTCGGCGCGGGCTTCCTTGGCGTCCTTGGCCTGCTGCACGACCCATGCACGGAGCGTCGGGTCGGTGATTGCAGCGAGGTCGGGGAGACCGTCGTCGCCCTGCTGAGTGCCCTGCGTGCCGGGGGCCTGCCCCGATCCCTGCTGGGCTGCGGACTGATCGTTGGCAGCGGGCTCCTGTCCCGTCTGCTGGCCGCTCTGGCCGGGCTCCTGTCCCGTGCCGGTCGCGCCTGTGTCAGCCATGCTACTGCCTTTCCTGTGTGGGTGAATAGCAAGTGCCCCGAATGCTACCTACGGGGTGTCGCGGGGGGTGGGGCTCAGCAGTTCAAGGTCGCCGACGACGATCTCCCCTGCGCCGATCTGAGGGCCTTCCATCTGCGCCCAGTGGTCGAATACGTCCGTCGTCGTGGCGTCGGCGTAGCGGGCCCCCAGCAGCGCCTGTGCGAGCGTCTGGGCAAGGGCGATGGCCTCCGGGTGGTCGGACACCTGCATGTAGCCCAGCCGGTCCCTGTCGTCGGTGAACAGGCGAACAGCGGGCCTGCCCAGAGGGGTGGACAGGACGACGCTGCGCCCGCGCCCCTGTAGGGAGCCGTCGTAGTGCCGGGCTGGCCGGATGGCCTCCGGCTTGTAGTCGTCGCGGTAGTCGGTCACGGCCAGTCCCATTTCTTGGTCGCCGGGGACAGGATGGGCTCCCCGTTGGGCCCTGTGGGCGGAACGAATCCGTCCGGCACGATCTCGGCCTCCACGATCCAGCGGCCGTTCTGCTCGTAGGCGGCGTGAATGTAGAGGTTGGTCCCACGGGGCAGCAGCAGTTCCCGCTCCCCCTGATTCTTGGAGATCGGGTCGATGTACGCGCCCCGCGAGCCTGCGGGGGCGAGAATCTTCATCTGCACCTTTTTGCCGGAGCCGAATCCGGGGGTCGCGCCCAGCGAGGTGGACATGTAGCCCTCGTCCCGCTGCACGGTGCCGACGATCTCGGACATGCGGTGCGCCGATGTTCCGGTGAGCAGGCGGCCGTCCACGGTGAATGAGTCCACGCCCGTGCCTCGCACGATCACGGTGTCCTCGGGGAACCGGGTGGCCTTGTCCATGGCGTTGTCGATGCCCCGGACCAGCGAGGACCACGACCCCCAGTTGTCGGGGTTGGCGGCGCGCTCAGCGCCCAGCCCTCGGCCGGTGCCGTTGATGGAGGTGTAGTCGGAGCCGGAGTAGGTGCCCAGATGCTTGCGCTCGGACAGGCTCCACTCGTCCATGGGCTTCCAGTGCTTGCGGCCCCACGTGTTGCCGCCTGTGTCCGTGTGGCGCTTGCCAGCGTCCAGCCCCTTCAGCACGTCCTTGATGCCGTTGGCGTCGCGCCAGTCCCGCACGTCCCGCTGCCACGCCTTCAGGGCCTTCTGGTACGCCTGAACGGCCTTGTCGTGGACGGCCTTGGCAGCAGCCACCTCAGCATCGGCCTTGTCGATCAGCCGGAGCGCTTCCTGCGCGAGGTCGTCGTCAAGGTAGTGCCGGTCCAGCAGTTCCTGAACGGCCTTGCGGTCCCGCTCGTCAATGACGCGGCGCACGCGGGCCCAGTTGTTCGATGCCTCCAGAGTCTTGCCGGGGGCGAACGCCTCGTACTTGGCCTTGACCTTGCTCAGCCACGGGTCGAACTGGGGGGCTGCCACGGCGTCGGGCTCGGGCGGGGCCTTGGGCTGCTCGGGCTGCGGT